CATTTGAGCATCACACCTCTCCCTGTTTCAGATTTCCCGCAGCGGTCCGGTGGTCTTGAACGGCCAGCGCTGGCGCGAGCCCAGCGAGATCGCGTGCCGACGCGGCGCCACCGTCACGTCGCCGGTCGGCCCGCCCCGGAGCGCGCATTGCTCGTCGAGCCGCTGGATTTCCGCGAGCATCCCGGCCTCGTCCATGTTCGCGTATTTGATCGAGCGCTCGCCGAACTTCATCTCGGTGACCGCGACCCCAGCAACGCGCGAGTAGTAGATCGAGCGCAGCCACGCCGCGGTCGCGCAGGGATCGGTGAAGTCGACGGGATCGGCCATTACTTTTTGCCCGGCTTTTTCGCCGGCGCGGCCGGCTCTGTTTCGCCGTCGTCGAGCGGCTGGGTCTTCGGCGGCAACATGATGGCGGGCTCGGGCAGATCGAGCTTCTCGCGCATCGCCTTTTCGCGCGCGAGCGCCTCGTAGACATCTTCCCAGTCGTTGCCCATCTCGGCGCAAATCCACTCATGCGAGATGACGCCGAGCGAGTAGAGCGTTTCGATCGCCTTCGCGAACTTGAGATCATCGGCCTGCGGCTTCGCCGGTCCCGACCAGTGTGCGCGTGTCGCCGCGGCGCGGTTGGCGATGAAGCCCTCGACGCCGCCGGGAAAGTCGACCCAGCCGTTTTCGATTTCCTCCTCGAGCCAGCACTCATAAATCGGCTGGTAGAACGGCGAGGAGATCACGGCGCGCCGGTAGAGCACGATCGCCCAGGTGACGGACGTTGCCATGCGGACCGACGAATAGGTGGCGCCGGAATAGTCGCCGGTCATCTCCTCGAACGTGAGGCCGAGCGCGCGCGCGATCTCCCGGAGGAGGAAGCGCGTGAACGGCTCGTAGAATTCGCTCGGCGTCTTCGACCCGTGGAATTCGAGTTTGTCGCCGGGCGCCAGGTGCGCGATCTTGCCGTGCTTGCCGAGATCGATCTCGCTGCTGTCGTACCAGTCGATGCTGGTCTTAAAGAGCGCTTCCATCGCGCTCGTGAACGGCTTTTTCGTCGTTTGCTCGGCGTAGTCCTGAAACGCTTGCAGCACTTGTTCGGTCGGCGACGGCGACGTGACGGTCGCGGCGAAGATCGCTTGAATGAGCGCCTGCATGAGCGTCGCGTCGGAGAGCTGATCGAACTGCCGCACGACGCGCAGGACCGGCGTGATCGGCGGGATGCCGCGCACCTGCCCAGCGTAGCCGTCGAAGACGTGGATGCACTGCGGTCGACCGAAGCCGTCGCGCGCGGGCACGTCGCGCCATTTGAATTCCCCGGACGACATGTCGTGCGGCGAGGAGATGCGATAGGCGAGCGGGAAGCCGGTGTCGGGCTCACGCGTGACGCCGTCGAAAATCTTCGGGGTCTCGTAGTGGTGCAAGAGCCGATGCGGCGAGATCACCTGGACCTTGGTGCCATACTGCCCGCCTTGGTCGCGTTTCACGAACGGCAGCGTGGCGACGATTTCGCCGTAACAGAAATGCGAGCGGAGCGCTTGCGCCGCGAGCTTGCCGATGCTCGCTCGCCCCGACAGATCGCAATCGATCGGCCGGTTGCAGTAGCCCTCCCAGCGACGCTCGACCTTGCGTGCCCACGTCTGCGCTTCGTCGCTTGTCCATTTGAGCACGTCGAGATCGGGACGCGAGGAGAGCCGAAGGCCCGTGCCGATCTCGCGCGCGATCGTCTGTTCGACCGCGCCGGCGATCCAGCCGGAATTCTGGACGGTGTCGATCGCGCGGGCTGCGGCCGCGGTGTAGGCGGATGCGACCTCGACCGATGCCTCGCGCAGCACCGGGCGCCACGACGCGAGGAACGGTGACCACTCGCCGCGCATGTACGCAGAACCGACCCGCGGGCGACTGCCGATAGGCCCGCGGGCCGGCTCCGGCGCCGGCGTCAACCTGGAGGTTTGCGCCTTCACCCGAATGCGTGGCTTAGTCGCCGTCGTCACAGATGCGTCCCTCGCGGATTGTTGAGCCGTCGCGCCACGTCTGCGATCGACATCGGTGCATCTCTTTCGCGAGGCTCGGCGCCGGCGTCGTCGCCCTCGACCTCGTCCTCGGGCATGTCGCGCAACGTCCCGACCGGGATGCGCGCGACGCCGAGCATGTGGCCGGCGGCTTCGTTCATGGCCTCGCAATCAAGGAAGTGGTTCCTGCGATTGAGCGTGATCCAGATCGGCTTGCCGGCGGCGTCGACGCGGCGCACCTCGGAAACGATCTGGCGGCAGTAGTCGTCGGTGGCGTCGACCGAGAGCGTGATGCCGCCGGGTTGATCCTCGGGCCACGCGAAGCGGTCATGGACCCGGCTTTTCCAGAAATCGGTATCTAATCGGACCAGCTCGATCGTGGTCGTGAGCGACCTTCCGGGGATCGCCACCTTGGTCCGCGTCCGAATGATCGGCGCGGTCAGCGTCAGGTAGCCCTTGGTCGGGCGCGCGATCCGCGAGAAGCGCCGACAGAATTGATAGACCGCGTTCGCCGACGCCTCGCCTTCCTTGTTGGGGCGGAAGCCGCTGTCGATCAGAACGATGGAGATCGGCAAGTTGGCGAAGGTCGAGGTGATGAGCGTCGCCACGTCCGCCCAGACCTCCGGGCTGTCGGTATAGCCCGCGATCTCACCGCTCTCGATTTGCCAGCTCGACGCGCGTCCGCCCCAGCCGCGGATCGAATAGATGACGCCGCGCTTGCCCACGTCGATCGCGCAGGTGAGCCGCTGGACCTCGGCCGGCACCTCGCCGAAGTGATGCAGCCCGCGGCGCTTCGCGACCTCTTGCCACTCGCGCAGGCTCGCGCCGCCGGGCGAATAGACCTCGCCGAAACCGGCGTTGACCGCGGTTTGAAGCATCGCAGGATCGGCGAGCGCCTGCGCTTCGAGATAGGACCGGACGCGGTCGCCGATCGAGACGAACGGCGACATGAGCCCCGAGACCCAATAGCTGAGTGTCGTCACGCTGGCCGGCTCGCCAGTCACCCGGCCATGCCGGTCAATCGCCTGCCCGGGCGCAACGTAGCGGCGTCGCGCGTTCATGTCGGCCTTGGCGCGCTCGGTGATGACGCCGCCGCAACGCGGGCACTCGACGAAGGCTTGCGCCGCGGCCTGCACCGGCGAGGCGTCGTCGGGCCACCGGACGCGATCGAAGCGCGGGACAAAGTAGTCGCCGCAGTGAGGGCACGGCCAGCAACAGTGATGCCGCGTGCCCTGCTGCCACAAGCGCCAGACTGGCGATTGCAGCGTGTCCATTTCCTCGGCCGGCACCATCGCCCAGAAGATCAGGCCCGACCTTTCGTCAGGCACGCCCTCGGGGACGACGAGCCCGATCCGCGGGGTCGAGGTGACTACGCAACAGAAGTCGGCGAAGGTGTCGCCGCGACGCTCGACGAGGCCCAGCGGGTCGCCCTGCTGGCGCACGTTGGCAAGCATCTCGTCATATTCGTCGACCAGCGCCAGCGCTGCCGGATCGGACTTGAGCGCCGCGGACGATCCCGCATGCGCAAGGCGAAGCGGCACGCCGGCGACCACCTTGCGTGTTTTCGTCATGCGCTTGCCCCGCGCCACCTTCGCCATGAGTGACGGCGCCTCGTCGAGGAGCGCCATCACGCGAGGCTCGAATTGCTCGGTCAAAAATTGCTTGTTCGGTCCGACGTAGAGGATCGGCGCTGGCCGCTGGTCGAGACGTTGCCCGGCAAGGTCGAGCATCATCTCGGTCTTGCCCATCTGCGAGGCCATGACCGCGACGATCCGGCGCCACTGCCCGGAGACGACGGCGCGCTCGATGTCGATGATGTACGGCGTAAATCCCGGATTGCGCGGACCGGGCATCGCCGCGGTGCGCGGATAGGTCCGATTGCTTGCGCCCCACTCGTCAGGCGTCGAGCTGGTCGCCGGCTTCAGGAGCGGGATAGCCCTTGCGTAAAGCCGAGACCTCGTTTGCAAGTCGCGCGACAATTCGCGAGAGACCGTCATTGATCGCCTTTTCTATCGCGCGGCGCAGGATGAGATCGCGCGTGCACCGCGCGGGGACGCCGCCCATTTCGATCCGCACCAAGCCGACGATGGTGTCGAGCGCGGTCTCGGCTTCCTCGATTGCGATCAGCTCTCGCGCGCGCTCGGCGAGGCGCATTTCGATCTCGCGGGCCTTGGCGTCGCGGACGCGGTTCTCGGCGACGCTGCGCGTCGAG